ATTTACATTCAGATGGCGCCTTTATAATAACCGCTGCGCATTTTTGTAAAGATTCATCACCTTCTATAGAAAATACTACTGTCACTTCTCGTTACAAAGCAAAAAGACTAGACGGTACTGCGTTTGAAGCCGTTTCTTTACATTATCAAGAAGATATTGACGTCTGCCTAGTTTATGCAGAGGGCATGACAGAAGATGTTAGCATTGTGAGAATTGCTAGTCGCGGGCCCAGGCCAGGAGAAAAAATATATAATATCGGAGCACCACAGAGTATCGTTGGGCCAAATATGGTACCTATTTTAGAAGGACGTTTTAATGGTGAGTTAGAGCATAATGCTTTTTATACCTTACCAGCCGCTCCGGGAAGTTCTGGTTCTATGATTGTTAATGAACAAGGAGAGTTAATTGGGCTGCTGCATTCCGTTTTTATGCGCTTTCACGTGCTTTCTTTGTCAACAAAATATGAAGATTTAAAAGAATATATAGACAAGTATTTGTGCAAATATTTATTATATAAATCAGTTATGCAAGATTTGGAATTGAGTGATATTTTTACAGCTAAAAATTAAGATTTTTCCCATACGGTTTTTCCAGTTTTGCTTAGAACTTTTTTTAAATTTCTGTATATGCTCAGCGCCCGCATATAATTATTGGCATAAGAGTAAAGATCATCTTCTTCTAGTGACATAAAACGATCACAAAAACTTACAATACAATCATTATAATCATCTTGGGTCGTTGGAAAATCACTTGTCTTGTGGCTGGTTTCCATTGCAACCGCATTATCCATTTTCAATGTTAGTATAAAACTTCTAGAGCTAGGTGGAAATTCAACATCGATTGTTACGTTACTGGGTTCACAAATAAAATTAACATTTCTTAAAATTTGTGAATATGCCATTCCTAATAGCTCCTACATTCCGCCTAATAAAGTTAAAGCAATTAAACCAGGAAGCTCATCTCTAATATACACACCAGAAAACAATGTGTCTGCTCTTCCGCCTACATATGAAAAAGCAGCTTCCAATCTATTGCTAATCGTTGGGTCATCAGCCATTTCCGGAGTCGCTATTAAAAGAAGCACTCCTGTTTTTGATTTGTTTGCTGGAGTGGGGCAAGGAGAAGATTTTAAACATCCTTGAAAAACCGACGCTCCTAAATCTGCTTTTGAGGGATCTCTCACAACAGTGCTACCCAGCAAAATTCTTCCTGGGGTGTTAAGACATCTTTCTAGGTCTTTTGAATCAAAAGCTTGTATTGGAGAAGGTTCGTTTGCTAACTTAAAAACTTGCGCCAATAGCTTTGCAAAGTTTCTATTTGCTGCAGGATACATATTTAACATTCCAACTTTACCACGCAACAGTTGCAACTGTTTTTCATTGTCGATTACAACGTGTGTATGCTTCTTTACATCTTTCAACATTATCTCACAATTAGATTTAATTGTTGGATTTAAAAGTTCTTGCGCAGATGGTGTACTAACAATGTATATAACTTTTCCACTAGCACCAATCGAAGATAAATAGCGACTCATTGCTTTGTGGAGGACGTAGCTGGCACTTCCAGTGCCTCCTCCTGCTCCTGCTAAAACAAAAACCCAATCAACTTTACCTACACGTGTTCTAAGAGCGTCCTCAACCAATGTGCTGTTGTTTGATAATATTTCTTTACCTAATTTAACGTCTTTTCCAACTCCATCAGCACCTGGAATTAAAATAAAATTTTCTGGATTGATTCCTTCAGGCTGATCTTTCTCTGTTGTATTTACAAGGAGGGTTTTATTAAATCCCAGATCTAAAAACGCCTTAGCTAGTTTTCCTCCTCCTCCACCAACACCAACAAAAGCACAATTAATTGCGCTAGGTGCAACGTTGTCTTCCAACATTCTATCATCTAAAGAAGGCTCATCATCATAAGCCTCCACAAAATCAAAATCATCTGGTGGATTATCTGGTAGATCCCAATTTTCTTCGTTCATGGTTATAGTCTCCCTGTGAATAAATAGTTAGCCACTTTTGTTATTTCTCGTATTTTGGCGCCTTGAATAAACCATCAAAACATCAGAAGAAAGAACAAAATCCACTTTTTTGTTTTTATTTTTATTCTCGCACAAAGTTAAATACTGAGATCTGCTCCAACTGAGGAATTTCATGTCTTCAACCAAATAAGTGGAATTTCTATAACGCACTGAAGAACCAATATAGATTCTTTTGCCCTTAGAATCAATTGCGAACCTTTTTGTTTGCATTTTTCTTTTTTCCCTTCTTTCTCTGTTTTTCTTCTTTTTCAGGAAGAGGATTCCAAATCTTAACCCTATAAGTCTTTGCACCGCGTTTAACCTTAACCAATGCATGATCCTCTATTAGTTCTTTTCTATATGCACCTGCCTCTTCATACGTATTAAATTGAGCCGCAGTTGTCCATTTTTTGGTTTCCATTAGTTGCCTCCACAAACAGTTTCTGTAATTAATTTAGTAACCACATATGGGTCACAATTAGCATTAGGTCGTCTATCTTCAATATAACCTTTACCATCTTTTGCTACTTGCCATGGAATTCTTACAGAGGCTCCACGATCTGAAACTCCCCACCTATATTCTTTATAGGAACAAGTTTCGTGATCGCCTGTTAGTCTCTTTTCAATATCAGCACCATAATTTTCAATATGTAGGTGCGATCGTTCTCCCAAAGCCACAGCTGCTCTCTCACAAGCTTCTATGGAACTTCTCATCGACTTGGTAGAGAAATTAGTATGGCATCCTGCGCCATTCCAATCACCTTCAGCTGGTTTTGGGTCAAAAGATACAATAATATTGTGTTTTTCTGCAATTCTATGCAACAACCAACGAGCAACCCACAATTGATCAGAAACTTCTAGAGCATCGACCGGACCAACCTGAAACTCCCATTGTCCTGGCATTACCTCAGCGTTAATTCCTGATAATGTTAATCCTGCTTCTAAACAAGCATCAAGATGTTCTTCTGCAACATCTCTACCAATTGCTAATCCAGCTCCAACACTGCAGTAATATGGACCTTGCGGGAGAATCTCACGTTGTCCGAGCCCTTTGTAACTATTCTGAGCACGTGCAAATCCTAGCGCAGTGCCAAATTGAGGATGCATAAAAGTATATTCCTGTTCCATTCCGAACCATACATCTTCGCCCTTACAACGTTCGTATACTTTAGATAAAGCTGCTCTTGTATTTGATTCGTGCGGAGTCATATCTGTATTCAATACTTCACACAAAGCCAATTCATGACCCCAACCACGAATTGGATCATTACAAACAAACACCGGATTTAATACACAATCGGAATTAGATCCTTCTGCTTGATTAGTGCTAGAACCATCAAATCCCCATATTGGGGGTTCTTCATTGACATTTAATATTTTAGTTTTAGATCTTAATTGGGGTGTTGGTTTTGTGCCATCAATCCAAATATATTCTACTTTGCGATTCATATATGCTCCTTTTATATGGTGGAGACGGTGGGAGTCGAACCCACGTCCAAAAAATATCAAAAACAATGTCATTCACAAGATTAGTCAGTTATTTGACACTGACAAACTTAAATCCCTCTGCGCGCACCATCAGTTTTTCTTAAAACTGAAAATGATTAGTATCTGTTAAGAAAGTCACTAATAACTTCCGACTACGCAGCTAGTGCGTACTCAATTTCAACGTTATCGTTGGCAATTATAAAGTTTGAGTATTTTTACTGTACTACTCATACAGTCTTGCACATTTATTTTATTCTTTCTCTGTCGAAACCGTTTCGCCCCCGTGTTCAAAAAAAGGTATTATATCATATTTCTTTATATATCTATTAAGTTCCATATAATCAATACCAAGAAATCTTGCCGCTTCTTTTTTAGTTCTTGCTATACTTAAAGCAGTCTTTAAAAGAGCGTCTGTTACAGTATGTCTAGTTATTCTCCAAAGAGGCATGCCGTAAAATTTACCGCATAAATATCTAGTTGAAAGTTCTAATTTAATAGCTACTAAATCTTCTAAAGATATATTATTAATATCATTTAAAGTTGAGTTAGTAATTTTCTTTTCAGTTTTAAACTTATTAATAATACTATAGCTTTCATATTTAGTTACTTTCTTTTTTCTTTTTCTATTCTTCCAAGTCATAGCTTATGGTTTTAATTATAGCATATTTTTCGGGATAATTTAAGTGATATTATTTTATTGGATTAAAATTCGTCGGATGGAATGTTAAAAGCGTCAGCATCTTCTATAGGCAGTAATTCCGGATCGGTGTCAATACCTAATTTCTGTAAAGCTGCTTCGGCATATTGAAAATGGCCGGTAAGAGGCTTAATTTCCGGATCTCCTTCGAAACCAGCTAATTTTGTGCCCAACATATTAATAAAGAACCATTTATAGAAATTTTCAGCATCTTCGCCACTTAATTGATCAAACTCAGCCATAACTTGTTTTCTGGTCGCATTATATAACTTCGCAGCTGCTCTTGGCCCAGCGCGATCAACATCATCCAAAGATGTGATCAGTTCTGAAACTTTAAAATCGTGCTCTTCTTCTTCTGTTGGCTCTTGAACTTCTTCTTCTGGCTCTGCAGTTTGAAGTTTTGGATCCGTAATTTTCATTGTAAACTGCTCATCGTCTTCTTCTTCTTCGACCTCTTGTTTTTCCGGCACTTCTTGTTCTTGTATCAACTCGTCAGCCGCGCCAGCAGAAGTCTCGAAACCGTTTTTATCAATTTTTTCTGCTGCTGCTTCTGCTGCGTTTCGCAATTTCATATCTTCAGAGAAAGCAGCTTTAAAAAGCCATTTCCAAGTAGAGATAAAAGCCTTTCTTTGATCTGGACTTGTAGTTAGACGCTTATAGGCTTGTTTTGAAGTATCCTTTATTGCTTGAAGTATTACTTCTAATTCGTTTATTCCAGTAGAAGCGTGAGGAACGACTTCTTCTTTTTCATTTAAAAGTTCAGTTTTACTTTCTTTGATTAAAACGCGAATAACTTTACGAATTCTTTGCTCTTCCAGTAATTGAGTTTGTTTTTTCTCTTTCATATAGCCTTCTAGAAGTTTACGTAAGACTTTACGAAATCTTTGTTCTTCTTTTAATTCTGTTAAGAATTCATCGCGATTAATCATATATTATACTCCAAGTTTCTGCAATAAATAGTTTAATGCTTCGTTTACTTCTTGTTCTTTTATTTTTCTGCGCCTAGGTCTTCCAACTGGACCAGCATAGCCGGCCAGACCATGCTCTTCCAGTTCTTCCTCTTCTTCTAATTGTTTTCTTTTTTCCGCAAGAGATAATTCGCCAGGCCCATCAGCAACGCTTAAAGCACCCTTTTCGCCTTTTGGAGTTGCTAAGCTTAAGCCGCCACCATATCTTGCGCCTGCTCCTTTAATCCAACTATCAAACTCACCCGATTTTACAACCTCTAAAGGCATCGATAAAGGAAGCGCTTTGTGTACTACATTTTCAAGATGATCTTTTCTGGCGTTTTTGCTTTTTTCAGATTCAACAAATTTATCGTTTATTATTTCTACTGCTGGGGGATAATTATTGAGGGCTACAAATTCTTGCCATGTCTTGATCTTAGCGTGTTCTTGTTTGTATAGCTCATCCGAGACATTCCAGATCTTGTTAGCTTTGTCGTATACCGGCGACGTTGGGCTTCCATGCGCTCTCCAATCCTGCTCTGAGCGAGTTGAAGTCGCTGGAACCATATTAATAATATCTATAAGCCGCAATCCGAGTGATTTATAATAATTTCCAGAATCATATTGACGGAGGCTCTTTACCACACTGGTATGTCGCATCGCATCCGCGATTCTCTCAAATTTGATCGGAGGCTGCTCGCCCACCGCGAGGAGATCATCGCGGCTAGCCCAAAGCTCTCTTCCTGCCGACATTCTCTTATCAACCCGAATTTTAGTAAATAATGAACTCGAATGATATGGGTCTTTAATTGTTTGAGAGGGCACAGAATAGTATATACGATTAATGCCGTTTTTCCACTTACGTTGACCATAATACATTAATGTAAATATCTGATTAATCATCGTGGATGTAGCGCCTAGCTCGATCCACTTCTCCATATTTTGAGCATCACCTCGACCGGATCGTGAATCTAGATTCTTAATTGTTAAATAAAAATCTTTTTTTACCCTGTCAGACACTTTTTCTTCTTTGGGTTTAAAAAATCCTTCCTCTAAAAGAACTTCATCAGCTAGCCCGCGAAAAATACCCAGAAAATGCTGGGTATTCTCCTGTACTATGCCATTTAATCTATTTTTAATCATTTCATACACTTCGGGGTTTTTAAATCCCATAATCGTCTCAAACTCTTCTTCAGTGGCATCTTTTAAGGCCAATCTACATGTAGTTCCGCACATTTCACCATATTCAGGTATTTCTATAGAAACGTGAGGAGCGACTTCTATGCTCCAATCAAATCCTTCTTTAGTTGTGCCTTCAGTTTTTGCAAATCTAGGATTTTCCGCCATATCTTTAGCGCCGACTAAATAAACCACTCTATGCGTTTCAGGATCATAGTTATTAGTTATTTCTTTGGCGTAGTAAGGATTTTTAACTTTAAATATCACATTAGGATCAATTCCGTGTGCTTCTATGATTTTTTTCTTTTGTGCGAAAGTAAAAGGCGAATTCGGTTTGGTTTTTGCGTCCGATGTTGCGATAAAAGCATTATCATATATATCTTGAATGCCGGCACCGCCCTCGTCCCCTTTAAATACTTTAGCGTGATGCTTGCCCATTGGTTGGAACCTGCCTGGATAAATTGCTATGATTTCTTTACTATTATCGGCTTCGTTTTGCTCTAGGATCGTTTCTTTGACCATCGGAGGGGCCTTGCCCCTCCCGTACTTAAATAAGCCTAAAAGTTGGTTCATTGGGGCAAAGTTTCCGGTGAACTTATACATCTGACCATCATATTGGAAAGCAAACCCTTCAACAACTGTATCAATGTTGTCATGATGCTTTAATTTGGCGATTTGCTGGACTAAAATGTCATGTGCTGCTTCTTGACCTTCACCTTCATATGACTGAATGGCTTTAATGGCTTCGGCGGTTTCTTCTTTAAGTCTATCCACCTCTTTCCGGTTGTCTAGGATATAAGCGCTTTTTAGCCCACGTAGTAGTTCCACTGCTAAATCATGAATAGCTAGCTCAATTGGCTCAATTAGCTTTTTTATAATGAATTTTGAATTTTTATTATACTGCGATACGATTTGTTTGTCTTCTTTGGGCATGCCTTTAGTTATTTGAGGTGTTGTAGGCGCGCCTTCTTTCTTTAACATCCTATCGATTAACAATTGTCTTTTGTTTTCATCTAATTGAGGTAGGTCTTTCTCTACCATTGGGTAAAGTTTGCTTTCTAAATAATCATTGATAGTCATATTCCCGCTATAACCGCTAGCTTGTATTCTATCTAATACATTATTGATTAATTGTTCATCTGTGATGTGATTAAGGTTTAAAAAGGCTGTTCTTCGTACACTAAAAGGTTCATTCGCCGTTGCTTGTTCAAATCTATCAACCACAGCGTCTAAATATTTAGATTGTTCTTCATGGTCGACCACCTCAAGAGTGTTGGCGTCCTTATTATACTTTTTATGCCCCATATGATGAATATTGAGGACATTTTCGTCATAATTGACGACATTGGGAGCAATGGGACCTTGTATTTCGGTATTATAGAAGATTTCGCCCGCTGGACCGAATATTTGCGCTTTTTCTTCGTCTGAAAGGCTATTTAATGCCTTTTCATAGGCTGCAAACGCTGTAACATAGGCTTTTTTGGATTTCTCGCCACCTCTAAACTCACGGTTAACGAGGTCTTCCATGGTCATACCACCACGGGACATGTCGCCTTTATTACGTGCTGCACGTGCTCTACCATCAACAAAACCGAGATAAATGTTGTATCCATCGGTCTTTTCGGTCCCAATAAGCTCACCTTTGGCTGCTTTTTGGAGTATTTCCGCCATTTTGTTGTAAGTTAGGTCACGATTGTCGTATAAATGCGCTAAATGACCCGCTACACCGCCCATTTTATATCCCCCTCATGATATCATGGTGTTGGAAGCTTTGGAGACCATCCTGGTCCTTTTCCTGTGAGCTTCATCCCGTATTTCACATTTTCAAAGCCTGGCGTTTTGGTTACATCATATTTTGCTATGACTCTGCTGCCCCAATCAAGCCACCTTTTTAACACAGCCTGTCGTGTCTCGGGATCGTCGTTTAAGGGTCCATATTCCGTTCCTTGTTTCATATTTTCCACATTGTTCCACAGAGCATTAAGTGCTTTGCCGATACCTTCTTGAGATTTTGTAATATCAACAGGAGTTTTTGATTTGTGAAGCCTGTCTAATTCAACCATTAATTTCGAGAACTTTTCTTGTTTAACTATGTCCTTAAGTTCCTTTCCATGCTGCTTATATATATCGTAAAGGTGACCCCTCATTTCTTTAACTGTATCTTCCGGAACTGGTTTCTTTTTATGATAAAGCTTTGCATGAGCTTCGGTAAAATATGCTGATATAATATAAAAGGCAATAACAACTAAAACTGCAATTGTTATTTTACAAGTCCACGGATATCCTCTACAAAAGGATTTAATTTTATTGATTAGCGAAGATATCATTTTTGCAGCTGTTAAAGCAGCAGTTCTTCCAATTTCAGTTATTTGTATCGATTTCATTAAAACCCAATCATTAAATTTTTCCCAACCTTTTTGAAGAAATTTGCTAGGTCTTTCATGAGGTGGCTTATAATCAGGATCAGCCGTCAATTCTGCTTCTTCTTCCCAATCGATTTCGTTTAGTTGTTGGTTTAGTTCATTTAATTCTGTTATAACCATTTGCTCCCATCTTTCAAGCAATTGAGCTTCGGTTATAACTTTTCTTTCATATTGTTCGCACATTAACTGAAATGGATTTTCGTTATATTTTCTCCAATTTTCAAATAAAAGCTTCACTATTTACTTTCCTTCTTCTAATATCTTGACTTGTTCTTCTAGAAGTGATATTCTCTCTGTAAGCTGTCTATTCAAGCGTTTGATTTCGAGGAGATGCTGTCTAGCAACGCTTAATTGTCTGCTTTCTCGTTGGCTTTTAGGCCGAATTTCATCTAATATACGCACAATAGATTCAGCGTAGGCACGAACTGTTGGCTTTTGTTTACCTTCACCTAATAAAAAGCGTCTTGTTAGGCTGTTTAAGTCCAACTTCATATTAAACCAGTTCTTTAATGATACTTCTAATGGTTTTACGAAGTTTAAGTTCTTTTAAGTCTTCTTTCTCTTCTAAAGCTGCGGCTTTTGCCTCTGTAGAATGAGGATTAGTGTTCTCTTCTTCCTCAAGCTTTTCCTCTTCGTCAAGTTCTTCCGGTGCCTCTTCTAATTGACCAGTAGCATAGTCAGCTTTTGATAAATCATAAGTAGCCATACCTTCAGTTAAAAATGAACCCTCTTTTGACTTAAAGCCCCATTTTTCCATTAACATATCGTTAAGTTCATTATTTCTCCAATTTTTATAAGCCATTTTAGCATCTCCTTTTCGTGCTTTCGTTTTATAATTAGTTTCTTGAAGTTGTTTTAGTCTATCTTCCCAATCCCTAAAACACATATTGCCTTTTTCATAGGCTTCACGTTCCATTTCTCTCATATGATCATCTTTTTGGGCATATCCTGGCTCTGTAGAGCCGCAACCATCTAAATCACCTCTTTCGTTCTGCATATGATGAACTAGTTCATGAGCCAAAGAGCGCAAACAGTCTTTGACATGTCGACCTGTAGTGAAAATCGCAATCGATTGTTCTGCTGGATTATATTGAGCGGTTTTTCCAAGAGGATTTTGGCCATTTTTAGCATCATCCTGAAAATGGACGTGCGGCTTGTTTTGTAGTTTATATCTTTGATGGAAGAATTCCATTAAGTCATCGGCATATGTGCGAATATTCTTCATAAAGATAATTAGTGTTTTATTTTATTAAAGTTATATCAAATTGAATGAGGTGTTTCGGAGAAGTGGATTTGTTGGATTTGATTATTGCGATTATCGATCATAGTGTGCTTGGTGATGTAATCCTTAAAAGCGCCTTGTTCGCGAAAGCTGAATTTTAAACCGTTTTTATACACTGACCAATTTTCTACTTTCTGTAATACATCCATTTTATTGATAACAAGATGTGTTACACCATTGATATTAAGCGCTTTTTTTAAGAAGTTTATATTCATCCAATTGACTTGTCGTTTTCTGCCGGTCGTAGCTCCAAATTCTTCACCAACTTCTTGAATTGTGTTGTATATCTTGCCTTCTGGCTGGAATTGTTTAGCGCCAACATATGTTTCATATGCTTTCGCTACTCCCCAAATATTTCTTACGGCTTGAGGAGGCACTCCGTTCATAATAGCAGCTGCGGAGATACAACTAGAAGACGTTACGTAAGGATAATCACCCCAATCAATATCCAAGCCAAAGCCTTGTGCTCCTTCAAATAATATTTTAGGATTTGAATGTCTTTCGTGAAGTTCTTCATAAAGATCAACGAGATAGGGCTTTAATTCTGGAATATCTTTGGCTCTTACGCCTGTTCTTCCAAACTTATCGCGATAAGCGGGACCATTTCCTCGCTTTGTGGTACCAATCGCGGTATCCTTACCATCTTCTTCTAAGTGTTCTTCTGTGATGATGTGGGCGTTTTCTGCGATGTAGATGAGTCCTTCTGTAGATATTCCTCCATCTTCGAGTTCTTGTATTTCTCTAAAAAATTGTTTAATAGAAACGACGCACCCAGACCCAATAATAGACTTAATGCCGAAAAACACACCAGCAGGAATATGATGTGTGACGAATTTCCTTCCATCATGATAGATAGTATGTCCTGCATTACAACCTCCGTTATACCTGATTACATGGGTATATTTTTCATTTTTACACAAACTATGTGTTACTTTACCTTTTCCGCAATCTCCATATTGAAGATCAACGACAATGTCGGCAATCATAGAAACCTCCAGTCAGATTCTTATTTTAACATATTGTGTTATTATTTTAAGAGGTACCAACCAATTAATGAAATTAGCATAACAACCGAAAGACCGCCGAGAAGCCCTAAAGTGCAAAACAGTAGACCCACTATTTACCGCCACACGCTGTTTCATCAAGGATTTCAAGAAGATTAGTATACATTGTAATCGCACTCATTGTTAACTCATAAAGTTTACCAACGGAGCCAGCAGCGGTTAATGCTTTGTAATTATCGCTTCCGGGACCCGTAGTGGTCAAAATATAAGATGTAAATACATAAACTGCCAAATCATCAGCAGCATTAATCATATCCACTAAGATAGATTCTGTAATTGGCGGGTTAAGATAGGTTTGACCCTGTTCATCTGAAAACAAAATAATTACGTGTTTTGCATCGTCTCTCCA